TCACTGTGTAGGGTTAGAGAATTTTGTATATCCAACATCGTAACTTAACCACGGAGTTGCCGTCGCCGCAGGCGTGACTTTCATTCCTGGAGGCGCCCCTTCAAAGCTCACTTTCAATTCGGCCGGCTGCCCGCGGTTCAATGGCACGGACGGAGAGTAATGTCCCTGAGGAATGGAAGCATCCATACCCAGCAATTCACGTAAACGGGAAATGAAACCGGTATAACCTCGCTCATGTTCATTGGACTGCATTTTGTCCACCAGGAACTGGCCCTTACTTTTACCAGCCTGCGAAGATTGCTTTTCCAGATCCTCCAGTTGCTTGAACATTGATAACGCAATGCCAATCGTGACCGTCATAGCTCCCAGAGAAGAAATACGTCCCAGAATACCTGAAAGAGATTGCGCAGTTCCCAGCGCCGCACGGAGGGAGCCTACGGTCTTGATCATAAACATACCTGCCATCACAGTTGAGATAGAGGTAATTGTCTCTTCCCAGCCCCCCATGGATTGCGCCACTTTATCCAGTTCTCGCCAGACAGATTTCACAACCGGCCCTACTTTGTCCCAGTTACTGATCGCCAGTGTGGCGCCTAAGGTAAGAAGAGAAACCACTCTGCCCAGGGTAGACATTTTCATCACCCCTTCGAGAATCTTCGCTGCGCGGGAAACCGTACCGAATGCAGCGCCAACACTGAGTAACGCGACGCCTAACTTAAAGGTATTTTTCACCATGTCAGGGTTATTTTTAACGTACTGCCGGAATTGCTCCAGTACCGGCTGAACCTTCTTCGTGAGCTCAGTGATGTAAGGCAGGAACACCGAGCCAATGGTAACACTCGCTGCATCAAACTGGTTTCGCAGAAGCTGCACGGCGTTCTGTGTTGTCGCTGCCCTTGAGGCGTATTCTTTTTGCATCGACCCCGCGTACTGCTGCGCATCGGTCACACGCCCAAAGTTCGTCCGTAACAAATCAAGGTTGGTCAGTAATGGCACAATGGCTTCTGCGGATTCAGATCCGAAAAGCTTGAGCATCGCTGCCTGCTGCCTGTCCTCTGATATTTTACCGAGAGCGCTTAATACTTTAACGATCGTGCCCTTCGCATCTTTCTGCATGTCTTTCGCAAGCTGGGTGTTGTTAAAGCCCAGCATTTTAAAACCTGCAACCTGGTCTTTCGTCATCGCCCTACCGGCGGTGAGGGCCTTGGTCAGGTTTTTAATACCCGTGGAGGCAACTTCCGACTGCACACCGACACCAGTGATCGTTGCACCCAGAGCAGCAACTTCACCGCTATTGAGCCCCGCGGTTTTACCAATGCTACCCACACGGGTAACAACGTCCGAAATCTTCTTCGCATTAGCGGGGCCAGTGTTGCCGAGGAAGTTAATTTTATCAGCGAGGGTAACCACTTCACCCTGGGTCATTTTGAAGGCCGTACGCCACGTCGCCATCATCTGGCCAGACTCTTCAGCAGTCTGATCGAAAGCGATACCCATTTTTACCGCGTCACTGGCAAACCCCATAAGCTCGTTACGCGCAATACCAGCCTGCCCACCAGCGGCCACGATCTGCCCGATACCCTCCGCAGCCATCGGCAGCTGCGTGGAGAGTTTCAGAACCGCCTCACCCATTTCAGAAAACTGTTTGGCGTTATCGAAATCCACTACCTTCCGGATATCAGCCATCGTTGACTCAAAGGCCATAGCTTTGCTGATCGGAAGGGCAAAGGCTGTGGTCAGTGCTGTTCCCATTGCCAGCGCTTTAACAGCTATTTCTCCGGTTTGCTCCCTGACCTTTTTGATGTTTTTTTGCATCTTTTTAAGTTCAGGGGACAGCTTATCTATCCCGGATATAATGGCCTTTAGTTCAAAGTTACCTGCCACGATTCATCTCCCCGTCTATCCTGATAGCCTCCTGTTCCAGCTCCAGAAACTGGCTGAGGGCTTCACGCTTCAAATCCAGCGGGTTAACCCGCCAGAAATGGGCAACATTGTAGAGTCGCTCTCTTAGTCCTCTTGGTTCGCCGACCCCGTAAAAAAACCAATGACGGCCATACCGACACTGAATACATCACCCGGGGTCATCTGTTTCGCTGAAGAACGTGGAATACCGGCCAGAACAGGAATGTATTTCAGAGCTGATGCCGTGTTCAGATTCATTTCGCCACTGGCGGTGTAGCTGAACGGGATGCCCAGCGCTTCAATTTCATCATAGGTAGGCTCACGCAGTTCCAGTACATGAATTTCTTCGCCATGAGCAGTAATAGGTTTGCTGAGGATGATCTCTTTCATTGTGTAATTCCTTATTTAGCCAGATTTGAAGTTGCGATCAGTTGGGAAGCAATACGGGCATCAGTGCAGAGTCGGGTAAGATTTTCTCCGCCAGACAGCTCGCCAATACGCGGCAGGATTTCGCGCATTGATGCCGGAAGGCTGATGCCTTTAGCCAGTGCAGACACGTTTTTTGATGATGTAAAAATGCGTTTAGACGCCATTGAAATTCTCCAGCCAGGATTGGTGTTCTTCGCTCACGGTGTAAGCGAACTCTTCGTTTTCATTGAGACAGGTACCGAGCGCCATCAGGAACGCGACGGCAGGGTCGATTTTGTTTGCAGACTTCTTCTTGTTTGGTTTGATGTTGGCGGCAGCATCGGTCTCCATCACCACGTTACTGATCGCCCACGCCAGTATTGGATCACCGTTGTGCTGAATGACCTTACGGTTAACGAATACCTCAGCGGCCTTAGCCACCGGGCTAAATTTCTGGAAGTTCTGAGGAAAGGGAACAACGTCAAAACCGGCACCCATTAACTGGGTACGCAGATGCGTGGCATTCCAGGTATCAAACCCGACCTGCACGATATCGAATTCATCAGCATCACTAAGGATGTCGTCCCGGATGCGATCATAGTCAATACAGTCGCCAGGGGTCGTGCGCAGCCATCCGGCCTTTTCCCAGCCGCGATAAAGCTGGCGATTCTTGTTTGCAGGGTTAGCCAGCTGCAGTTCTGGAAGATAATGCCGGGTAACAATTTTGACTTCCCTGCCCAACGGGAAGATGTAGCAGACACTGGATATGTCGCTGGTTGAGGAGAGATCTAGCCCGATGTAGCAACGGGCACCTGTCAGGTCAGTATCCTGATAATCCGTTTTGCACATATCCCACATCCCGCGACCAAGCCAGGGAGTCGCGCCCTGGCACCAGATGTTGAAGCGCTTGGTAAGCATCTCCACCCACTGAGACGGGATGCCGCGTGCTTTCTGGATAGTGTCACCCAGCGCATCGCGGTTCACCGATACATCCAGGTTGGGATTAGCCTTTATCCACAACTCCGGCTGGTCGATCTCTTTTTCATCGTCCAGTTCGTAAATCAAGGCAAACAGCGAGTCGTTTACCTCATCGCCATCGAGGATCTGGCAGCAGTAATCGTAATGCTGCTTACAGGCTGACACGATGCTGCTGCCGGCGGTGGTGATAGCGAACAGGAAAGGCTCAGGACGCGCACCCATCCCCAGTTCCAGTGCAGAATAAACGCTGTTATCCGGATGCAGGTGATATTCATCAACTATCGCCAGGCTCGGGTTAGTCCCTTCAATGGTCGCCGCCTTTGCTGCCAGAGGCTTCAGCAGGCTGTTCGATTTCGGGTAAATCATCTTGTGCTGCTGAATTGCCAGCCTTTTGCGCAGCGGTTTCGACAATAGGCTCATCTGCCGGGCATCATCAAATACGATCCGGGCCTGATCGCGACTCACTGCCGCGGTGTAAATGTCCTGCTGCCCTTCTTCCATCACCAGGAACCAGTTGGCGAGGATAGCTGCTACAGTTGATTTGGCATTTTTACGGGGCACCTGAATATAGGCGCTACGGTATTTACGTAACCCGCTGGTCCTGATCCGGAACCCTAACAGGCATGCAAAGGCAAATTGCTGCCAGGGCTCGAGCACAATCGGCTTGCCGCGTAACGGTCCTTTCACATGTGGACAGACGCGTGAGAACGCAATAAAGCGCTCAACAACTGCGTTATCGAATGCATAACGGGAGTCTTCAAGGTCGGAAAAGTACCTGTTTACCGCCTGTTTAATACGCTTACAGGCAGGAATTTCTCCTGTTTTTATCGCAACAGCGTACTCATGCCAGGCCGTCAAGTTCGTCACCCTCATCTGTTTCTACCGGATTCCGGCGACGGCTGACCGGGTCAAAGCCCAGCAGTGATGACATTTTAATCATGATTTTTTCCGCGTCGGCCTTTGCACTCAGCGCGGGGTTTCGGCTCTCGCTACCCTGGCTGTTTGTAATGCTGAAGCCACGGCTGGCCACGTCCTCAACCGCCTTCCGGTAAATCGAATAATTGGCGCAGTAAAGTTCAAGATTGATCCAGTCTGCCGGGGTCAGATCACCGCGTTCTGCCAATTGCTTCGCTTTTGCCTTCCATTGCTGGCTGGCCAGTTCATCCAGATAAGCTGGCGGTTTCGGAGGTCTTGCCATTGTTCGTCCTTATTTTCAGAAAAAAAGCCGTGCGCAAAAATTTGAGGGGGCGGGCGGTCCCGGCAGGCTCGCGGCTTGTTTTGAAAACTCCCCCCACCCCGTCGCAGGGCTACCGGTCGGCCCGGGCAGGCCCTTGCTCTCACCTGCTCTGCTTAGCACCCTGCAGCCTCGTTGCAATCCATGATGTCCCACTGAGAACTCACACACAGGTAACCTCTCCAGTTGCTGAGTCGTCGCTATGGAGTTGCCAGTCTCTCTGCCTCGCTGCTCTGGCTTCTTCAGCCCAGTAATGCCCGGCAGCGCGATTCGATTTGGTAATGGGATCATCCTGGAATGTCTTGCGGTTATGGCAGGCATGACACAGTGGCTGGTGATTCCAGTCGGGCCAGAACAACACATCAGCCTCACCCTGGATTGGGATGATGTGATCCACAATGACGGCGGGTGTGTACTCCCCTGCCTTCTGGCAGGATTTACAGAGAGGGTTGACTTTGAGATACCGCAGGCGATATCGCTGCCAGCGGTTGGTATAGCCACGCTGAGAGCGCGTACCGCGACGGGAGTCGTGCTCCGCTCTCGCCTCGCTGAGATGTTCAGCGCACCGCCCTGACTTAACACGGGCTTTACAGCCCTGGACGCTGCAGTAACGGAGGGGTGCACAGGGCATCAGTAAACCCCCGGATCGCGATAGACACCCCAGAGGGCACCGATGGTCAAAGGCACTTCGGCTTTTTCTACCTCTGAGACCATGCCCCGGTTTTCATAGAGGAAAGCCATGTACATCAGGCAGCCAATGCGGATCGCCGGAGTAAAATCGAGTTCCTCTCCAAAACGTTTGCCGATATAGGTCTGACAAACCTCAATCGAGGCCGCAATAAGCCCCTGCAGGAGCGTATCCTCATAATCAAAGTCATCATCCAGGCGCAGGTGCATCTTCGCCTCTTCAAGGCTAATCTGAGCTGCTGTCATCATTTGCCCCTTTCACCTCAACGGTCTGTTTCCATGCCTGGCTGTATTCGTCTCCACCCTCACGCGGTGGCATGCCTTCACGTTCGCGGGCTTCGTTAGGGCACATGACGCCTGATTTGATGCCTTTTTCGTAGGTAGAGAATCGCTCTGTCGGATTAGCCCGGAGAAGATCAGCAGAATCGAACTCCATCAGATAACGCACCCCCGGCATAATCGAGGTAATGAGCAGCGAGGATTTAATCTGTTGTTCAAAGTTCGCCAGCCAGGGGCGCATGGTCATGGTAAGGAAAGCACGACTGGCTTCACTGAAGTTGCTGTACGAGCTGTTGCTGTAGTCCTGAAGGAAGATCGGCGAGACGTTGAACATGCGGGCGATGTCCTCGATAGAGAAGCGACGGGATGCCAGCCATTCGGCATCCTTATTGTTCATGCCCAGTTCTTTGTAATCCATGCCTCCTTCAATGATCGGTACTTTTCCTGCATTTCTGGCGCCCTGATAACGTTCCAGTACCTTTTTGACCTTCTCACCCTTAGGCCCATCAAGGTACTCATCAGTTGTCAGGATACCGCTAGCCAGCATTCCATCTTTCATTACGCTGGCCCCGTGGCGCTGTTGAGCCAAGCCCAGCCCCAGCGTTTCACGGCAAATCGTGACAGGTGAGCGCCCCAGAAAGCCGTCGTCTGTGGCATAGCGAAGATGGAGAATCTCTTCCTGCAGGTATGTTTTCACAGTCCCTGAGTAAGGTTCGGTGATCGTGTATTTGTATCGTTTATCACCAATACGTTCAGGCACAACAGAACCCGGCGCGTAGGGATGCAGTGCTTTTGGCTGGCCATCACTGCCCCACTCGATCACTGCATAGGCATTACCGTTTAACAGGCAATGGCGCATCATCGTGCGCTTAAACTGATAAGCAGTCTGATAGTCGTTTGGCCGTTCGTTCAGCAGCAGGTCGACGGGGTGCATACTCAGCCATTCCCGTGCCTCGCGCCCCTGATCATTTCTGACCAAGTACAGGTAACACGGCATGGTTGCCACCGCTTCACTTATGACTGATACGGCATTCATTACCGCCGGCAGGGATTCAGCTGTTCCTGTCGAGACATATTCGCCTGAACCGGTATTGGGGATCCCTGCCAGCGCCATAAACTCATCAATGGTCATGCTGCGCTGATCAGACTTGCGGCTGAAGGGCCAGAGATTCCACATATTAAAGCCCCGCCAGCTCAGCCCAGCGACTGCGATTATCAGCGTTACGGCGCAGTCCCGGGTGTTGTAAGAAAAGTGAGCGGTGCGCGATTTCCACGCCAGACTCAGGATAAGCAGGCATAGAAGTTACGGTGATTTCCCGTAGTTCGGCAGCGATCACGGTACGCAGGTATGGAGACTGAGCAATATCCCATGCCTCTTTCAGAGCACGGAAGCCGAAGCTCATGCCGGACAGATCCCCGCGCTCCACCAGCGTTAGAACATCATTGCCAAGCTGCGTATTTGGCGGCGTCAGCTCAAAGCGCAGTCCGATATCGTCCTCCGCCAGCACAAGCGTGCCGGATTTAGTACGCCCCAGCAGCTGGGTATAGTTATGCTCAAACAATGCGCGTACATCGATGCCGGATGCCAGGCTGTCTTTAAACGCCCCTGGAGCAAATTGCTCACGGAATTCATCCCAGATGATTTCCGACAGGCTATTCCAGCGCACGGCGTAGCCCACCAGCTTTTTATTGCTGGCACTAAGCTCTGATGTGCGAATTTCAAAATCGATACTTTTCATTGCCAGACTCCGCAGGGGCAAAAAGGGGCCGAAGCCCCCGAAGTTCCAAATCAAGGTGCCGGTTTCATTTCCAGAACTTTGATCGCATTGGAGTCCACCACACCACCGCCCAGATATTTGTCAGTGTGAACCTTATAGAAGCCAGGCTCGGTGATGTTGTCAGGGCGGGTACGAACACCAGTGGTGTGATCGACAATGTAATAACCGCGCTTGAAGTCACCCACTGCCAGCGGTGCTTTACCCACGCCGATATCTGGCATGGTTTCGAGATACTGAACCGGCTGGCCCAGCAACATATCCGGGGAACCGGCCACCAGGCGATCACGCCAGATGTAATCACCATTGCTGTTTTTCAGTTTCTGCAGCGCAGCTGCTGTCTGTGAGTTCATCACCCACACGGCATTTTTGCGGTACTTCGCTTTCAGTTTGAACAGCAGGTCGATCAGTTCATCTGCAGCAATGGTCGCTGCGGCTGTAACCATCTTTTCCAGCTTGCCGAATGCTCGGGTCTTGTCAGAGGTTGCTTCACGGGTGTAGGCCAGGAACCCTTTTGATTTTTTGGTACCGTCGCCGTTAACGAAGTCATCTTCTTCGGTCTCTGCGAAGGTATCGGTTACTTCAGAAGTCAGCCAGCCGAGGATATCCACTTCAGAGAAGTCGAGAATCTCCTGGGTAGTTTTCGGATAGGCATAAATCGGGTTGAGGACAATCTCAACTTCGTTCAGCGTTGGCGTATCAGTGGCCGTACGGGCAGTTCCTTCAGTGCCACGTGCAATCTTCGCCCCACCAGCAGAAACCAGCTTCTGGTATTTATTGGTTTTGGTGGTCTTCACCGTGGCGATCGAACGCATAACCGAATCATCTTTAAGCTGGCGCATGATCTCGCGATCCAGTTCAGGGATAACGGTATAGCCGCCGTCGGCGTTCGTGGTCGTGGAGAGTGCACGGGTATCACCTGTAGTGATGTAGTGGCGCAGTTCGTCATTGGAAATGGTTTTGCCTTCAGCTGGTTTACCCGGCTGGCTACGCTCATCATCCGCCACAGCCTCAAGACGGGCGATTTCCACATCAAGAGTTTCGGCCTGGGCGCGGAGTTCGTCGAACTGCTTGCCCTCTTCATCGCTCAGGCTGCGCTTTTCGGTCTCGGCTTTATCCAGAAGCGAGCGCATCTGGGTTTTGAGGGAGGTCTTTTGCTGGCGAAGTTCGAGTAATTTCTTCATGCGAGTTTCCATCGTTGATTATTAATCGGACGGGAAACCTGATCATTAAGGAGGGTGGTCGCTTACCCCCGCGTAATAGAGTAAGCGACCTGTGACGGCTCCCGCCGGAGTGTCACACATCAAGATATACACGAAAATAATTAAAGAAACCCCCTTTCGAGCAGGGAGTAGGAAGGAGTAGAATAAGGTATAAATAATTTACAATTATTTTTACCATAATATAGGTGAATGAATGCAGGGATTTAAGGAGTTTTTAGAGTCATTGCAGAAGATGACTGATGTAAGATTAAACATTGCAATTTTAGTAACATGCCTAGTGTTAATCTTAATCTCTCCAGCTGATCATTTTATACTGGACCCTGTTCCAAAGCTAATCCCTCAAAGTTTAATACTAATAACCACCACCAGATTAGTATTCTCTCTAATCAACCTTATCCATAGCTTTCTTTCAAGAAAAATCGAGAAGGAACAGGAAAGGAAAAAAAGTGATATTGCTAATCAAGAAAAATTAAAAATGAATGCTATCATGAGAGATAATGTTAGAGAGGAATTCAAAAAGCTAGACATTTTTCAACTTTATATAGTGAAAACTTTAATTGGTAAAAATCATTGCTCGCACTCTAAAGGTGCAGCGCTGTTTTCGTTATGTAATGCAAAGATTACCTATGTAGTAGCTTCTGGTGAGCATACACAAAGCCTATCTTTAACAGCTGTGGCTGCAGATATTTTGGAAAAAGAATATTCTAATGATACATCCGCCCTAGAAATAAATGCTGCAACCCGAGTATTTAATTCAATGCCAGAAAAAGAACTAGCAAAGTTTAAATTACTTTTAGAAAGGGATGTCATAAAAACAACTTGGTTTGGACATGACAGGAGAAGCCACTTTGCTCCTAGCCATGCGACATTTGGAGAGTATAAGAAATCTATTATTTTTGAACAACCTCAGGAAGGTTTTGAATACTCCTTAAACCCACTCCTTAGAGATGTATTAAGCAATTATTGATACAAGGCCGCTTGAATGCGGCCCTCTTTTGTTCATTAATTATAGCTCTGGTGAAGAAGTCATCTTACTCAGATATTCCTTTAGATGTTCTATCATCACTTCGAGTTGCTCTTTGTTAGTAGCAAAAATCTCACCGGAAAGTGTACTTCTCACAAAATCATGATGATCAATCCAGAAAAGTGCCCCATCGGCAAGCGCCTGCTGATACTCGGCGGTTGGCATTGTACTCATGTCATGAAGTCCAAATTGGTCATAATGCTCTTTGATTTCTTGAATAGTAATTGGCATTTAAGCTCCTTTTTCGTCTAATCTGCCGCACTTAGCGCCGCGTTTAGAAATGCCACGCTTAATGCCGCACCAATCTTCACAAAAACTCTGTCAAACTCAGTAATGGCAAGGCTTTCAGCCAAACGCCGCACTTAGCGCGCATATACAGGTCTTAAGTGCGGCATCAGGTCATAAAATACACCAAATGCCGCGCTTGCCGCGCTTACCGCCGCATTTAATCAACGGTAGTCGGATAAAGGTTTTCCCCGTCAACGCGAATAATTTTCTCACTCTCCAGTTTATCCAACCAACGAGGGAACGACTTTCTAACCTTATCTGCCCCAAGCGTTGCACGAAGATCATCTTTAATCACCGATATGGTGCATGACTCTCCACTGGCTGTTCGACTTCTTACAGCCTGCCACAAGGCCTGATGATTTTCGGTTAGCCGAGACACATTCGCTAACTCAGGTTCAACTTCTTTTGCCTCCCTTGGAACATCGTGTACCACCAAAGAGCAAATTGCCTCTCCATCCTCATCGGTATACAGCTCCGCAGTCCGTAGGTCATATGCCTTGCGATCTGGCTCCTCAGCATCTTTCATCTTGGTGCAGGAGAGGATCAGTGCTTTACCCTCCCCCTCACGCTTAACATTGAATTCTGCATCCAGCGCAGCCCGGAATGAACTGGATCCGCGCGCCCCCTTCGCCTCATCCTTGCCGGAGTGGTGCACCACCAGCACCGTAGCTCCTGTTTTCTGCTTGATGGTGTCACATCCCTCGATAAACGCTCCCATATCTCGGGCATCATTCTCATCATTGCCACCAAAGCAGCGGGCCAGCGTGTCGATCACAACCAGAAGAACAGGCAGACCACATTCAGCCTCCACCTGCCGCGCCGCCAGCAGCACTTCATTGACCTCTGACGATCGAACTGGAAATACCGGCCGGTTGACCAAATAGAGATTATCGGCCTGCAGACCGTTCACTTGCTCCCATGCTCTGATACGCCGAGGAACGCCCACACCACCCTCACCGACTACATAAAGTACGGCGCCCTGAGCCACCTTCTTGCCAGCCCAGAACTGGCCTGTTGCTATATGGCAGGCCCATGAGACCGCCAGAAAGCTTTTATAGGAACCGCTGGGGCCGTAGATGCTGCAAAGCGACTGCGCCGGTAAGAAATGCTTGATCACAAAATCCTGTCGGGCGTCATATCCCTCTGATCCGCGAGATAACGGAAGCCGGGTGCGTCGGGACTGTATTTCAGTGGAAGGGAACACGCGCTGTATCCGCTGAGCGTCCGTAAGCCAGGCTTTCAATTCCTCTTCGCCTATCACTTCTTTCAGCGCTTCGCGGCGCAGCTCGTTCACCTGCCCGGCATCGCTGCCCAGATAGCCGGCATCGCACAACTCTTCGTAGGTCATGCCGTGAAGCTGGGTTAGTTTTGCCACCAGCTTGCCGTAGCGCGTGGTCGTGTCTTTGTGCTGGTGGATGGCTTTATCCAGATCGCTACGGGTGTAGGGGCGCCCGTGCGACCAAAGGTAAGAACAGGCGAACAGAGCATCGGACACCACTTCTACGGCCGTCAATTGAACAGTCATTGTGGAATACCTCCGCTCATCTGGAATTTACCCAGCAAAGGATGGAACCAGTAAGCAGATCCGTATTTACGTTTAGCACTGCGCAGCACCAGGCGTGCTGCCTCCCGGAATTTCTCATCAGGCGCAATGAAGCCGCCAGATTTCATCTTGACCAGCATCACGCCGGTATTCTTCGCCAGTTCTTCCGCCTTTTTCGTGGAAATACCATACTCTGCCGCAAGCGTGGCCACGGGCGTCATGCCCGGGGGAATTTCACCACCGTGGCTATCAGTCAATGTGCGAACCTGCAATTCAAGCTGCAGAACGCGCTCCACCAGCAGATCAACTCGTCTTTCCAGTTCATTAAATTTGACGTTACTGATCATTGCACTACCTCCCCGCGGCGCTTTCTAAGGACGTAATTTGCCGTACTGCTGTTTTGCTCAAGTGCCTGAGCCATTCTTGGTAAATGACGTAGTGCATTGCCAAGCAGCACCAAATCACGGCGTGCATCCTCATCGGCATAGCTTTCAGATTCCGTAGCATCAAGAGTCAGATTGCCGATCAGGGTAAGCGCGCTGGTTATGGCGAAAACGCCATCGCCATATACATCACTGGAAGCGAGCAGGTCATCATCGCTGAGGCATTCAAAATCAGGAGAGTGCCTTACGAGCTGGTGGTATATATCACGCATTGCACACCTCCGTGATCGGCAGGCGAGCAGCCAGAGGAAGGATAAAATGAGGGGCCAGTATGCTACGTGCTTCACGTTCGCTCACTGCATCAACTGACAGGCGGCACGGCTTGGCTTTTTTATCGTGCCGGTTCAAGGCAAGAAAACGCCATGTATATTTAAGGTGAGATTGAGTATGCTGTTGATCAGCCATGATGTAAGTCTCGATTACGTTATGGTCAGAGGCCCGGTTAGTGCTCCAACACTGCCGGGCTTCGCTGTTTTTACACTTAAGCAAAATCAAAGTGTCCGACACATAGTATTTACTGGTGTCCGACACGTCAAGTATTGCCATAACCTTTTCTTCGTATATTATTGTCCGACACCTAATCACTAGGAATTGAGTAATGGCAACTAAATCCATCAATGCAAAGTCAAAAAGATTCGATGTTCGCGTCCCACACCAAGTAGCCGAAGCTGTAGAGATTTTGAAAAATGATGGTGAAAGTACAGGGCAGTTTGTTGTCACAGCATTAGAGAATGAGATTAAACGGCGCCAGCGCAAACTCACTAAAGAGGCTGACAAGGCGTAACTTCCTCGGTTAAAAATCAATCTCCCGAAAATATGGGAGATCCCCGTGTTTATCCCGCACTGGGGAAATGCACCGAGTTGCATTTTTGCAACTCCAGATCTCCCCAGTTTTGGGGAGATCACTTTAGGGGTGTACGGCATTGGCGCATACCCCCGCCAATGGCGGAAGTATTGGGTATGCTGCAATGAAGTACATCCTGATAAGGGTGGAATTTGAAATGGGAACCCCGCCAATGGCGCAGTTCCGATATCGCCTGAAATCTCAGGCGATTCTTCAGCTCCTGTAATTAAAGGAGCGCTCTGGCTTTGACCACCAGCTGCTGGCCAGGTATGCTGATTTTGTTTCGAATGATCCCACTGGCGGCCCTGCAAGGCCGCCTTTGTTTTATCTACCATACCCCACCTCACGCTGTCTGAGTACGACGGTTCGCTGCAAGGTACGTATCCAGATCTGACTTCATGTAAATGACCTTTCTCCCCACCTTATGATGCGGAATTGATACCTTACCGGTACAAGCCCAGTTAGCGAGAGTCTGGGGGTTTACGCCAAGGTAGGATGCGGCTTCAGCGCGGGTGAAGCGAGATAGGGATGGATTGAGTGGAACAGAACGCATAGTTATCACCTTCAATTGCAGATTAACAATGGTGATAACTATCCATTTTCAAGTATTGGATTATCAGTCCAACAGCCTGTTACTCAGAGGCGATAACCGGCTAATGCCCCCTAATAGCCGGCTATTGGGGGGTAAACCAATTCGAATGAGGTGTACTTCTTGGGCTTTGGTGGTCTTAGGCCAGAGCTTTCGATCCAGTTATCCAATGACCCCCTCGTTACTTTCTTATGATACTGCACCATTAATTCTTCGATGATTCCTGTTTTAGAGGCGCCGGGGTACGTCAACCAAGTAAGCCTGATCACCTCCATAATCTCTGAGTAATAAGCATTCCGAGGTTTTTTCGCTCTTTCACTTTGGCTCTTTGAGATAATTTCTCTATTACTAATTGACGCAAGAGCATCATTAAAAATATTCTCAATGGTCATTTTTATGCCGATTCTAACCAATCTATCAGCTTGATTTTTAAGTCCCAGAGCATTCAATGTCAGTGCAGAATTTAAAATATCGACGCCTTCTCCCTTGAATGGAACATCAAGGCACAGGTCATTATTCGAATCCATACTCAATGCTATAGATAACGCTTTGATTTTATTTGGCTCAACATCTTCAAAATCTTCACATCCAATAAAATGCAGAAACTCTGACATAGGTTCAGCAGAGGCATCAAAATATGATGTTATACGCTCTATTGCTGATTTCCCTCCATCTTGCTTGAGAAACTCTGTTAATACTATTCCGCCCGGTGAGTCGACTCCCAGTGCGAACAGGTCAGTAATAAATGGAGCAACCAGAAAAGCTTCTCTTTTTAGTTTCATTTTTTTCATTTCTTTGCCTCAGATTTAGTTTCTTTATTGAGACATTGGAAAATTAACTTTCTCTTTTCATCATCACTTAATGTGCTTAGAGCATTAATCAGCTGACTATCGAGTCCGCTTTTAATTTCGACCAATCCTGCATACTCAAGAATAGCGCGTTCTATTCTGGAAGCTGGCTCCAGCAATTCATCTGCGCCGAAATGAAGATAACCCTGCGTTACGTCTGCGCTGCGCATTGTCCGGTGGTTCATCAGCCGCTTAAGGATATAACTCCCCACGCCCACCAGCTCGGCAACGGTACCAAAGGTACGGCGACCATCGTGCCATTTGAAAGGTATTGGCTGCAGCATATCAGGGTTGGGACTTGGGATGGTTGCGGCACTGATGCGATCGATAACATGCCGATATTCTTTAATGATGCCTTTCGCACCGGGAAACACTAATACCTCGTCACCAGATTTCATTTTCAGCCGGCGCCGGAAAAGCTCGAGCAACGTACCTGTCATAGGTAGCTCCAGAGGGTCGCCGTTCTTGGTGATATCAATCCAGAAAAATCGCCCGCCCATATTCACGCGATCCCAGGTTAGACCGAAAATTTCTGATTTGCGTAAACCAGTAAAAATCGACATCTCTACAGCATCACATATTGCAGCTGCTACATCATCCCGGCCTTGTTCAGCTGTATCACGCACTACAGAGACAGCGCCCAGCCAGCGCGCGAAATCATGAGTACGGATTCGCTCCGTTTTTCTGATCGTGCCATGCCACTGGCGCTTTGTGCTCAGCACCAGTGTTGGTGGATCAGGCAGCAATGTTTTGCCTTCTTCATCTCGATAATGATCATGCGCGAAACGATAAACGGCACGCAGTGCCCTAGCCCACAGATCCGCTTGTGCTTTACTTCCTGCTCCGACCCCGGCTCTCAATGTCCCCTTATCAGCACCAAACCAAACGGAGCCATCGGTAACAGCTTTATGGCGATGCTCAACACGTTCACGCGTAATGGCAGACAGGGATTGTTTCATCCAGTCGCCTGAGTAATTTTGCAGGATGGCGCGATATTGCTTTTCGGTTGTTGGTTTCAGGCGGTGGCCGCGATTTTGAATGTAGGTGTCCAAGGCATCGCATAGCGTTACGGCTGCTTTTTCGTTTACCCGCTTCGCTACGTTAGGGTTTTGTCCTGTGGTTGCAACACCACCAAGCAATTCGAGTGCTTTCGCCCGGGCATTGTCCACAGAGAGATCGGGAAACCTCCCGAGCGTTGCGCGGATAAACTTGCCGCTACGCTTTCTGGAAATGCAAAAGCTCTTAACGCCACTGGTACCGACGCGAACGCGCAGGCCATTAACTACGGTATCGCCGTATTCCACCTGACCTTTTTCTGCTGGCGGTAGGCTTTCAATTTTGGCTTTGGTAAATTTGAAGGTTTCCAC